CACCTGGAGAAAGTTCCAAGACGAATTAGCCAACCAAAAAATCCGCTAGTTTTAACAACACCATAATTGCCGTAGGTGGGGGTGTATTTACTTGTCATTTAACTTATCCCAAATCTTTACTACCACGGCATGGGTTTTGTTATCAACGTCCAGATCCTTTTGAACCATCTTGCGGTCCTTGATACCCTGACGAGTATCGGAATTGAGGAGCAAGATACACATAATAATTGCCTCAAGAGACAAGAGCATTGTGAGGAAATTAAATGGATATGGTTCTGGCTTAAAGATAAACCATGCGCCCCACCAGATAAAGTGAACGAGCATAGACTGGGGTGTACCCAGCCAATAAGAACATGCGTCTGCTATCTTATGAAAAAACTTCAAGAGGCTTTCTTTTCTAACGCCTCAAGACGCACTTCTGTGCGTACATCCCTTTCCATGATACCTTGTACTAAATCAAAGGTCTTATCAACAACATCTTTAATGCTTCTGCCACCATTGGCTTTAAGTTCCTTAACGGCACTGGCTAATTCATCCAGTACGGGCTTAACATCTTCATCAAACTTTCGGTCCACTGCATGCCTAATCACGTATGCAAAACCACCTATCAATAGGGCGAGGAAAGTACCAAAGCCAGATACGATAAGGGACACGTTCGCCCAGTTTGTTAGCGAGGGATTCATTAGTTGCGCCTTTCGGTTATACGGTGCGGAATTGGACGGTAATTATTCCACCATACCCAGCAAATGCTTTGCTAGGTGGGGCGGTGTCAGTAAATTTCATAGATTCGATAACGCCACGTACTTGTTCACCGCTACGAAAGTCTTGCAAAACGATGACATCGCCAGCAGATTCGACAGTCTCAAGAGCCTGAATGCGCTCCCATGTGCGACCCTTATAGCCAATGGTCATATTGTAACGATCCATCTCTTGGTCAAATGCCAAGAGTGGAATAGTGATAATTCGTTCACGCTTAACGGCGGGTAGGGCTTTAAGTTGGTAGCCATTGAAAGAATCTTCTTGGCCAACAGATTGCCCAACCGCTGAATAGAAAGTAAATTTAAGCGCGATGGATTCCTTTGGGCTAATATCAAATTGGTCTAAGCCAGTAATTTCCTGGGTAAAATCAAAATTATTATCAACCGTGATTACATCCGCCACTGCCCCACTGGCATCAATGGAACTTAATTTAATCTTTCCCAATATCGGGGTAGTCTCACGCAATTTGATTAACTCAAAGTGCTTATCCTCTAAAGTAAAATAGCGAATCTGACCAGTTTGTAAATAACCATTAGCAACTAATGTGGTTGTTTGTTGATATATGCCAGTGCCGATAACACCCATAACAAGTTGGTTTGTTCGCCCCATAACACATACGGCAGATATTTCGGCGGTAGAAGGCACACGAAGGTGGGTAGCCCATGCCATCTGCAATGCGCCAAAGTCTTTGCTCAAATCAATCTTCACAAGACCAGATGAGTAAGTGCCATCGCCGTTATCGATGTAGTTGCTTACGGTAACGTAAGCGAATCTATCATTAAAAGTCATTGCCCGTGCGGCATATCCAGAAAGGACGGTCGCACTTGCTGGATCGTAGCCATTGGTAACAACGATAATAGGGCCATAGGTAATATAACCATTAGATACAAAGCCAGAAGTATCAATCGTACCGATGCGGATACCCTTGTTGGTTCCAAGCACAATGTACTTGCCAAGGTACGCCCCAAGGCAATAGATACGCTCACCCGTTGGCATGATTGCAGCCTCTAGTGCGCGAGTTAGCATTGGCACTTGCCCAGTGGTACTATCTAATGCAAGGCGAAAGATCGAAGAATAAGATCCAGAACCACCAGCAACATAGATATTGTTTGGGCCTTCGGCAACTGCGCTCCAGGTCCATGATGGATTTGAATGGGCAAAGATGGGAAGGTTATTATTGCTGGCTAGGGCGACAGTACCTGTCGCAGTTGCTTGCGCAATAGCGGCATTGTTAATAAAGACAACAACTGATGTGCTGTTAGGTACGGAAATAACAGACCAGGTGCCGTTATATGGCGCACCAACAGAGGCTACTGTAATAAGGGAACCAACTACAAAGTTATGTGCCGATGAAAGGTAGATCGTCGCATTATATGCGCCGTCAAGTTTGGTATAGGTAACTGAATAAGTAGCGATTGGCTGGACTTCAAAGAGATAGTTATTGATACCAGCGATAAGGCGTTGTTTGACCCAACCTAAAACGACATTGGTAACCGTACCCACCATTGTAGGGTGAGTAAATATGAGCGAACCAGAGCCACCAGCAAGGGTGCCTTGATAGATGCCTGTGGCATTAGCGGCGTAGTAGTTAGCGCCATCTTGTGCCAAGGCCAAGATCGTTCCAGAACCGCCCCAAGTAACGCTGGTAGTTACACCAGCGGCAGTGGTACGTTGCAAAGTTGAGCCAGTGGCGCTCAAGTATACGTCTACCCCATTGGTATCGGTACCACCAACCATGATGGGCGATACCCCACCAGCAACGCTGACACTCGAATTGATTGCAACATCTGGCAGGAGTGTAACCCTACCAATGTTAAACACATCTACTCCAGCGGATTTATTGAAACGGCTTGCTACAGTCTCGCCTTCGATTGGCTCCTCATAGCGGATACCAGCACCGTAGTGAAACGATGATTGACTACGAAGCCACCAGCCAGTGAGCGTTTGCTCACCTGGCTCTTTCTGTTGGTCAATCTGTTGCTTACGGTATTGGGCCGTCTCACGTCCGTATGGATACTTGTCATTAGCGGCGATGAAAAACGGTAAGCCAGCAATCGCTACATCATAGGAATTGGTCTTATTGTAGTATAAGTCTCCAGAATTTGCTGGTTGCCCAACGGGGACAACTGGACGTTCTGCAATATGAAAATGTCCGTCAATCGCCACTCTGTCTCCTTAGATGATATGGTCAAGTTCAGATAGGAAAAAATCTACCTGCGTATCTATGTCCCTAGACTTTTCAGGGAAGTCGTCTATCGGCATGATTAACCTTTAGCCGCGTTTAATAGCGTTCCAATATCCTGAGCCGTCAGCCCCAATGCCTCTAACTTCGCATTAGTAGCCGCCAACTGCGCCGTGAAATTAGCCTGAGCCGTAGCCTCTGCCTCTGCCTGAGCCTGTGCATCTGCTTGGGCTTGAGCGATAGCATCTAAATCGGCTTCCGTTGGTTCGGTTCCTAGTTGCGCGAAGTAGGCATCTTTAGTCATTGAGGTAAATTCATTATTGCCGCGGTCAATGATTACATGTTCTACAATTCCTGCTAATGTTTCAACTTCTATGATTTTGATTGTCATTTTACAACTCCGCCGATAGTCCGATGTAAGCAGTTCCTAAACCATTATCATAAAGATAAAGTATTTGACCCGCTGTCATACCTGTGCTGGTAGCATTTATTCTGGTCTGCCAAGGAGAAGCAACATCTATTGTCAATGAACTTGCAGAAGCAGAAGAAGTTGTGACTGAAATTGATCCACCATAATCAAGAACAGATGGAATTGTTCTCATCATTACCATTTGAGTAAAAAAGATTTTCATTGAAGTGGCAGATTCAGCTTTTCCAATTCCAAGAGCTACATAAACTCCTAAACTTGTGCGTTGGTAATACCTCTGACACAACGCCAACTCTCCCCCGATACTTCCACCTGCTCTTGAGAAGGTGGTTGCTACAGAGCCAAGTTCTAGTTGGACGCCTGTGATTTCAAAGTAGTCGTTGGCTCCTGCGGTTCCTACTGGGAAGTAAAAGAAAGCAGGGGCTAATTGTGTTGAGGTTGTAGCAACTGTTGCAGTTGCGGTAAAGCGTTGCCAGGTGGTAGTTAATGTCACAGAGGTTGCGATAGGAGTTGTTGCAAAGGCTCCGCTGTTTACATTTCCATCTGTTCCTGTGCTTGAGTATAAGTACATACTTAGCGCACTTGAAGCCGATGAATAGTTTGCACCAGCCCTACCCCAGAATGAAAGCGTTACCGTCTTTCCAGCAAGGGGAATCGAGTTTACGGTTTCAATAGATTGAGAAAGTGAAAATTGCCCAACGCCAGTTTGGCCTGAATTGCGTTGAACGCGCATGGCGTATTGGATGTTGGGAAGGTTTGTAGTGTCGGCGGTTGCTTGGCGAGAAACGGTACAAGCCTCAGATGCGGCAAGGTTTCCAATCTGCCAACGGTCTGCGTTGTAGTTGGAGGTATAGGAAGATGAAGCGGCCAAAGCGATAGAGGTACCACGTTGCCAAATATCCATACCGCCGTTGATGACGGCGTTTTTGCCTGCCATCGTCGCGCTAGTAAATATAGTTTCTGGCGATGCGCCATTAAGGGTTATTGACATTAAATAATTTCCGTTCCGCTAACGGTGAATGTTAATGCGCTTGATGTACCCGATCCGCCAACAATGAAGTCGGCAGTACCAGCGGTGTTGCTCAAGGTGATACCGTTGGTGTAGGTAACCGTGCTGTTGGGTGGTACAACTGCACCATATAGAACAGCGTTGGTAGTGGCTGCGCTGCCAGCACCCTTGACGACATAGAGATATGCCAGAGCCGAAGTTGCAGTTGTGTTACAAATATGGACGGAAGAAACAACGGCGCCGCTATAAGCCGATGTCGCTCCAACCGTATAAAGTGTCGTTGAAGTCGAAGTGGTTGGCACACCTTGACCGAGTATCTTGTATGTTGCGTTAGCCATTAGTTATGCTCCCATCGTGAGAAAACCAGCAGAGATTACTGCGGGTGTTATGCTTTGTACCGCGATATTGCTTGTCGTTAAAAGTTGAGAAGTATCCGCAATGCCATGTACTGATGTTGTTGCCGCGTAATGGTTTTGCGCATCTGTTAGATCCTGTGCAACAATAACGTGGCGCACTAACGCTCCTGCGTTATGAGCCTGGGCTGATGTTGAGTTGAATCCACGAGTAACGGTTAGGCTTGTACCAGCATAGGCTGTTACAAGGACAACTTCTTCGGCTGCCGTATTGTAATCAATCGCTAGGGTGAAGGGATTACCACTGGTTGGATAACCCACTGGTGTAGTCGTCAAAACTATAGTAGTTACGCTGCTGGATATGCCAGAAGATACATTGTTATCTAGCGCGGTGGCTGAATAATACCTTGTCATTTATCGTCCCTTAACTTGAGTAGTGCGTGCGTGGTGGATACTGCTCTTGCAAACGACGAACTTCGACTGTGAGGCGTTGCTGATACAGTTGCTGGATCATGCGTCCTACATTGCCACCAGAGCCGATAGGATCATTGGCACGAAATGCATCCCCCTCGGCGGATAGTGCTGGTACGCGACCAACATCAAGATACATTGCTGTACGATAAGCAGCGCCAAGGATAATTACCTCACGGGCAGAATCAGGCAAGCCAGTAGTTGTAGCAAAATCATCCTGATCGTATTGAAGCGTTGTTGGCTTCTTGGTATAGGTAATCATCACAGTACGACCTGGGATGATTCCCTCACGGATGGATACGGTCTTGCCCGTATTCCAGGTCAAAGGATTCGCCATACGATCTAAGCGGTAGTGGCGGATCGGTAGCCATTCTTTAGATGGGCCGATGGTCTGCCAAGATATTCCAAGAATATCAATCGCTTCTTGCGGAAGGTTATATGTAGTCACTGCCGCTTGAAAAGGAAAGGTGGTGTAATAAGTGCCGAACAAGTCTGGGTAGACACCATCAATAGCAAGGTTGATGTTTCGTCGGATTACAGATCGCGGAAAGGAAGGCGCGATTGTGACACGGCTACCAGAGGTATGTGGTACTGCTACCGTATCTCGAAAACCTCTACCATAACTAGGAATCGTCGCCGTATTTGTGGTGCGGTCAAACGAATCTACCCAGATCAGTTCGTCATCAATCTCAACCATACCACGTGTTAATACCGTTCCATCGTTTACAACAAATGCTAAATCCGTTGCGCCCATGGAACCAGGTAAGTATGTAGCCTGGTCTTGACGTTGAGTATAGCCCGTTAAGGCTAATTGTGTCTCGTTAATGACATCAATAAAAGCCGTCATGATGCAATCCTTGCTGCCGCTTCGGCTTCACCGATGCCATAGGTACCAGCAAGTAGGTTCAACACCCCAGGTGTGTCTTCATAATAATTCTTGCCACCGTTACGGTTTGCGTAAATAGCGTTAAGCGCGTCAATACCACGTGTTGTACCATGGCCAGGAATTACTAGATCGGCCCACTTAATTGCGGCGCCGTTAAAATCATATTGTGGTACACCATTGATAATGGTGCCAGCAAGACGATTCAAATGATACACTGTTGATAAGCCACCATAGTTAGCCATCTATTTATCCTTTCGTGGTAGGTAGACCTTACTTATTCTTTGTTCCGCCGACGCCTTCGTACTGTCCGTATGGTGTCTTTGTTGGCTTGCCAGTTAGTTTTTCTGGCGTGCCGCCGATTGCATTACTTGAACATCCACATTCTTTGCACATAATTATCCCTTAACTTTCTTTAGATTAGGATTCTTTTTCTTTGCCGCTGGTGATGCCTTACGAGTAGCCGATGCCAAGATGGCTCCTGCATTTTTCATAGGTACACCTTCTTTTTTAGCGATGGACTTTTGCGCTGCCGCAAATCCCATTCCCTTTTTAGTTGCCATTAGATTGCTCCCGTTTCTTTCATTACCGTAGCGGTGCGCTTAGTAATCTGTGCTGCCGCTGGCATAGACTCAGCATTGTATGCAATGCCTAGTTTGTCACTTGCGGATTTTGCTTCGTTAATGGCCTTCATGGTTGTGCCTGCTGGTTGAATACCCTGTGAGCGGGCATCTGCATAGGCATCTAGTTCGCCAACCCACTTCTTGTTGCTCATGGATTCACTGCGTCCCGCATCGCCTGTACTTAATTGAAGTGTGTTAATTTTGCAAGCAAAGCAACCTTCTGTATATTCGGTATGCATGCCGTGCTGAGATGGAATCTCTGCTATGATGAAAGGTCTATCACTTACGGCGTTGCAATTCACGCAACTGTAGGCTACTGGAACTGAATCATATTTTTCGTTTAGCCCCCATTTTGTTACCTTGCCCACGTGCTGACATTCGCTCATTCAGTAATTTCTCCATAAAGTCTATGTTGCGTTGGATTCGTTCTTGCTCTGGGCCATTAGCCTTAGCGGCTTCTTTTGCAAAGGTCAATGCTTCTGCGACATGACCAAGGTTATAGGCGCTGACGCCTGCAAGGTCGTAGGCTTTCCAATCCCATACAGCGGATTCGTAGCAGTAGTGAATGGAACGAGGAAGTTCCAGAACTTCCATAGAAGCATCTAGGCACCTTTGCCATTCCTGTTTTCTGTAGGCGTCTATTGCTACACCATAGTGTGGTTCACCTTCATGTGGAAGAATCTCTATGCCCTTGTTGTAATACAAGGTGGCGTTTTCCCTATCGCCCAACTGGTGATAGGATTCGCCAACCCACCTACAAACCGCTGCGGATTCAACATCCCAGCCGTTTAGTTCAAGTTTGCGTTTACCAGCATCAATAACATCTTGCCACATGTTGTTGAAGTAATACTCTCGGCACATGTATGTCCACATGCGAGGATCCTCTGGATACTCTTTAACGGTTAGTTTAAGAATTTCCAGGTAGTGCTTGCGAGATTTGTTGTTATCTGGCAGATGCTTAATAACTGCATCTAATATCTGGATCTGCTTTACTTCCTCATCGCCGTAGTAAATCTGTATCTCATGGCATGGATATTTCCAATGCCATCCGTGACGATTATGCAGTCTATCCCTGTGCCATGTTTGCCCCGTATCCATCGTAATCCAACCGATGATGGCATCTTTTTTCCAACCCTTGCGAACCTTATCAAAAAAACCCTTTTGGGGAACCTCGTCTAAATCTAAGATAACGCAGACGTCAGCATCTTTTGGTACGAGCGCCAGAGCAGCGTTGCGAGCATCATCAAAGCGCCAAGGCTTAATGCTAATATCGTAAACCGTTGCCCCCAGTTCCCTGAGTCTTTCTGGTGTACCATCTGTTGACCCTGTATCTGCTATTATGATATAGTCTGCACCCTTGCAGGCTTCCATGTAACGCTCGACGTGCAGTATCTCGTTCAGTGCGATAGAGTAGACTGCTACTTTTGTCATGCTCAAATTGTACCACATTATATACTAAGAATGGAGAAGTAGCCCACCAATAAATTGATTCTGGATCTGACCAAAATCCAGATCGCCCCATATTACCCATGTATCAGTAGCCAGTTTCTTGGCAATAGCCCATGAGTTGACAGCCCTTAACTTAGGCGATGCCGTAGTGGTACCCACTGACAAGATGGTGGTGGTACCAGGAGTAACGGCTGAAATAGTAGGCTGGCCTGCGCCAGTAATCCAAATGAATATCAACTCCGTGCCTAATTGATAGGCGACAGAAGCGTTAGTCGGAATAGTTACCGAAATAGAGGCAGCATTGTTAAGGCTAACGATGGAAGCCGCATCGGACAAGGCTGGGGTAAAGGTGGTACCAATTTGGGCATTGTAAGTTCTACCGATGATCGGCGCACCAGAAAAAGTAGCCTGTCCAGAAAATGTTGGCGTACCTGAGAAGGTACCAGATAGTGCGCCATCAGCGATGGTTGGCGTAGTCAAAGATGCTGATGTTGAAAGCACTAGGTTTGCGGTACCAGTAAGCGCTTTTACACCTTCGATGGTTACAGCCCATGAGGCTGCCGTCGTACCGCTGGTAAGGATACATGTAACGCGTACTGTCACGCCACCTGGGAGTGAAACTACTAGGTTGGCACCAGATGAGTTGACGGTTACAGTACCAGTTGAATCATTTTCGATAACAAAGTATTGACCAAGGGTAAGTGTGGAAGTGACTGGCAATGTAACAGTCTGAGTAGTTGAACCAGTAAATACTTGAAGTGTAGTAGAGGATACAGTAAGGACTGTTGTACCAGCGGCTGTAGCGGTGGTTGTATAGCCCCATGTGCCAGTAGCGCCCGTATTGCCAGTATTGCCCGTGCTGCCCGTATTACCCGTATTTCCAGTATTGCCTGTATTGCCCGTGTTTCCCGTATTGCCAATTACGCCCGTAGGCCCAATTAAACCAGCAACTGAAAAGTTCCAAACGTTGTATGTTCCAGAACCACCAATGGTATCCACTGTAATTGTGATAGTTGTACTATTTACAGTAGTCGCAACGCCTTCCATAAAATTGGAAGGCGTGACTGGGTAATAAGCACGAATACGCATACCATTAGCAAAGGCTTGTTGGTTGGGGCTTGATAAAGTAAATGTTTGTGAGCCAGTAGCAACTGCAAGGCTAGTGATGGAAGCAACCCCAGAATAACCGTTACCTGTATTGCCTGTATTTCCCGTGCTGCCTGTGTTGCCAGTACTGCCCGTATTACCCGCCACACCAGTTCCAGTATTACCAGTGGAGCCTGTATTACCAGTGTTACCTGTGGCACCAGTATTACCTGCTACGCCTGTTCCTGTGGCTCCCGTGTTACCAGTTGGCCCTGCTACGCCAGTGTTTCCAGTGTTACCAGTGTTGCCTGTATTACCTGTATTACCGATTGCCCCAGTAGGGCCAGTTACTCCAGTAAGCCCTGTGGATCCAGTAGACCCAGTGCTTCCTGTATTACCTGTCGGGCCAGTAACACCTGTGGATCCTGTCGCTCCAGTGATACTAGCGCCTGTTGATCCTGTGTTGCCTGTGTTTCCTGTAGCACCTGTAGAGCCTGTGCTACCAGTTGGTCCCGTTGATCCTGGTTGAGATGGTCCAGTGACACCTTGTGCTCCTTGAATACCTTGCGGTCCGATAGGGCCTAGTTCAATGATAAGTGGTTGTGAAGAGCCAACGTTATAAACGTTGGTTGATGTTGGAATCTGTACAACAGATATTGAGTTAACGGTAACTGACATTATTGTACCACGCTTGCTGTTACGGCAAAGTTACCAGCCAAGATTTGGTAGACGTTGTTTGAAGAATCGGTAAGATTTAGACCGTAGGTATAGACACCTACTGGCAGTACACCTACTGCTGTTTGAACAGCGGTGAGGGTAAGGGTAACTGTTCCAAGGGCGGCATTGATAACAGCCTCGCCATTGGCGGTGGATAGTTCCACAATAAGATTGTTGCTCACATCGCGCACTTGCATATCTGCGCTATAACCAGTGAGGTTGACTGGAAGGTTATTGATAAGCCACTGTGGGGCTACAGTGAATGTGGTACCGTTAACAACGGTAATGTTATATCTACCTGGATTCACGATGCTCCTTAAGCGACATAGGTTATGTTTGCGCCATAACCAGCATTTGTAAGAATGGTAACTTCCGTTGGGCTAAGGTTGTAGATATGCCCACCAAGATAGTGATAATCCGCTGCTAGTGTTTCGTCTACTCCTGGCGTGCGCTCTGAGCGCACCGCTGTTCCATAGACCAAAAGTGTATTACTACGTGCAATTCTAAAACGCCAAAACAGTCTGCCGAAACCAGCAGGCCCTTCCTCAACAGTAGGCGGGGTAAATGTATATGGCACTTTATTCCTTTCGGTTGGTTAATGGGGGCAGGCCAAAGCCCACCCCCACCAACTTAGTTATTAGGTAAGGTGAATCGAAGAAGACGATTCAATACGGACGAGCGAAGCGTCACGATAACGCTGCCATCCGAGAACGCCGTACCATCCGATTGGACGGAAACGCATCAACTTATCAACGACTGGTCCGAAGATAACATGTGGCTCTTCGGCAACTGCTTCTGCAAGTGCTTGCTTTCCAGCAACCAATGTACGGAAGTTGCGAGTACCACCAGTACCATAAGTGAAGGCAGAAGTACCAAAGGTACCTGTCCAACCTGTGGAACCAGTACCATCGCCAGCGTTAAATAAACGTGGTGATTCAACGAACATAGCACCTTCGTATGTTCCGATGGTTCCTGGCCAGAATTCACCAGCACCTGTCTCGGAATACTTATGGTCATCGCGCCATCCGCCAGAGCCAGTCTCAGAGCGAAGGTCGAATGATACTTCTGGGTGGATACCACACCAGTAGTATTCGCCTTGACGTGGGACAGCCTTGTTGGCACGCAACTTAGCGACAGCGGTACGAACATCGCGTGACTTGATTACATCTGTTCCTGTAATCTTTGACTGTGTTGTACCGTTGGTGTATGATCCAGCGTATGTGGAGACAAGAGAGCCACCAACTTCTGCGATTACGTTTGGTCCACCAACGAGGGTAGACAAAGCGTTGATATCAAGAGAGTCGGCCATGTTGAAGGCGATGATGTCAGCGATTGCTGGATCAACGTCTGAGAGTGAGAATAACTCCAACTTACGAGTAGCAAGTGAAGCGTTACCATACTCATTAAGAGTAACGGTAACTGGGGTTGTGTTTCCAAGTGCTACTGCATCTGGATCTACATCCTCTGAGAGAACTGAGGTTGCTGCGGCCAAATCTGTGTAGATCTGGAATACAACAGAGGAACCAGGCATAGCCTGTTGTACTGGCTTCTTATCTGCGACATCGCGGATAAGAGGAACAGCACGGAGCGCGAATTCGACATAACGATCATAGGCTGTCTGTACTAGAGAAGTACCGAGGGAACCACCAGATGTGTCTGTATATGCGTTGCTCATGTGTCACCTTCTTTCTAAGGTTTAGTGCGAATGGGTTATATTGTTGGGCTACCGACGACGCTGTTGAGGATTACCCGTAATCGCGTTAAGTTCATCAATGTTTCTTGCACCTGCGAGTTTTGACATTAAATCGGCATCTCTCGTTGGGCTATTAACATTCTGAGTGGCCGCATTAATGCGGTCATACGAACGGATATTCGCTTGCTTTGCTTCATCGACAGGAGCATCTGCTTCGCTCTTAGAAAATCCGAATACATCGGCATTTTCGTTAAGCCAAGCATCTACTTGCTCTGGTGTTGAGACATCGGCGGGAATGAACTTCGCCACCTTATCTGGTACACCTTTTGTTGCCAGTACGTCTTTAACGTTTCGACTGCGAAGGTCCGCATGAATACTTGCAAGTTGTTCAGCAAGATCCTTCTTGTCCTTCTCTGCACGCTTTAAGGCTTTGCGGAGATTGGCTGGTGCTTCGTTTTGCGAAGTATCAACATCTAAGTCGTCTTCGTCGTCTTCGTATTGGTTTGCCATTTCGGCACTCCCTTTCTGTTGATGTGACGCAGGCCGCAATACATTCCAGGGGAAGAATGGTTGGCTCCTACTACCAGTCTAAATACACATCATCGGCGCTGGTTGACCGTGATGGAATCTATTTATTAAGAAAGACCGCTAATGTCTTTCATGCCTAGGCTGCCTGTGGCAGCACCTGCTGAGCCTGAAAAGGCTGAAACTTCTTGGGTCTTTAACCGTTCGAGGTTGGCCTGTGCGGCAGCGGCACCTGATGTGCCAAAGGTTGAGGCTTCTAGTTGTTGTCCAACGCCCCCAGCGTTACCGTAGCCCTGATAACGACCAGCCAGCGATTGCATGGCTGGCTGTTGTGAGGCTATGCTCTGGAATCCTGCTGCGGCTTGATTTTGCGTTATGCCTTGTGCTGCAAGACCCATTGCGCTTAATGGACCAGTAGCGCCAAAAGCAATGTTGGTACCAGCACGGGCTGCTTCTGCACCGATATTGGCAGCATTATATTCTTGCTGTACCAAAGGTGCCGCTACGGTTGGATCGAGAAGATGGGTGGCAATGGTTGAAAGACTTAAACCATATTGAGATTGCAACTGGGCAAGAACTTGTGGGTCTTCATTTTGTATTGCTGCCGTTGCTGTATTAACGCGCATTTGAACTTCGGCTGGGGAAACATCTGTACCCATAAGTTGACCAAGATAAGCGGTTGATTGTAATGGGCTAGAGGCTGGAATGCCAGCCATGGTCATAACTTGTTTATAAGATTGTTCATTAGCAATATATGTAGCAGGATCTAATGGGTTAAGCCCAGCAGCGATACGTGTTTGGTTACCAACAAAACGTGTTTGCCATGATGTGACAAGACCCTGCGCTGCACTAAATTGCGTAGGCGTAAGACCAAGGCCTTTGATTGCACCCGCTGGATCTGGGGAATCTAAAATTGTTTGGATAGTTGCAATATCAAGGCCATTTTGCAACATGGCAGTTACGCCAGCAGCAATGCCACCAGTTAAACCATAAGACGATAAAATTGAATTAAGGCTATTCGCTGCACTAGTTAAAGCAGCGGCTTTGTCAGCAGCGGCTTTATCTGCTGCTATTTTTTCCGCAATTTGTAATGGAGTTAATTCTGGTCCAGTCGGTCCAGTCGGTCCAGTCGGTCCAGATGTTCCCGTATGCCCAGTTGCGTTTCCCGTAGGCCCAGTAGGCCCTTGAACTGGCGCATATGCAGTAAACCCAGATGCGGCGCCAAGTGGTGCTGCGCCTGTGGCAACAGGTCCTTGTTTAACGGCATTGGGAACGGCTGCTATGCCACCCGCAACGGGTACTGTTCCAACAGCAGGTGCTGGTTGATAAGGAGAAGGAGTGGCGGCTGGTAGCGGTGCTGCGCCACCATAAAGGTCTGTTCTCATGGCTTAACCCATCCCCATCTTATTAATCATATAATCTGCTGCGTTGTTAAGCGTCGAGTGGGCATTTTGCGTATTGAGCCAAGCGGGTTGTGAACGAACCTGGCTAGCAAAATCATAAGGATTTACTACTTGGCCATTGGCGTCGCCTACCAATGCTTTGCTTACTAACGCCCCTGGACCAGTTAATGCTCCAAGTTGAATGTCACTTGGGCTTACTTCCATGAGGCTTGCATAAGTATTCAGATAAGGCGAAGCAAGATCTGATACCTTTGCGCCATTAGCAATTTGATCAGCAAATGGCTTGTAAGTAGCCATTGCTTGCGTCCTATATTGATTTTCGTATTTTGCCAATACCGCAGGATCCGAAAGATTTGCACCCGATGCTAATTCTTTTACAGCCAAGTTATCAAAAACTTTGCTTGTTCCGTCTGTGCTTACTTGCCCCAATACCCCGTATTGTTGTGCAAGGTTTGAAAGGTTATTGGAAAAAGTTTTAACATTTCCGCCAGGACCAGTGGCTGGATCAATCGTTCCATATTTTGCCATCTGCTGTATAATCTGGGCATCGGATGCATTAGGATTTTGCATAAGCCAATTTGTTAAATCTTGTCCACCATTAACGGCTTCTTGATCCAGCGCCACCGATGTAGCCTTGGTAGGATCGGTAATTTGAGCGCCAAGTTGTTGTGACGTTAATTTCATACCCGTTGATGCTGCCAAAGATGCAATATGATTTTGCGCTGTGTTATATTTTAACGCATATTCCGATGGTGTGGAAATGCGTTTAATTTCAGCAAGGCCAATATCTCCAGGATGCTGTTGCGCCCATTGGGTATTAGAGAACTGCGTAGCCCACATAGTAGGCGACCAGTTTTGGCCAATAGCGTTTGTAAGCAAATTTCCAAGTTCTGGAACTGAGGCAATGAACTTAGCCTGTTCGCCATACTTGGCCATAAAATCTGCTTTGATTTGGGCAGACGTTTCTAACTTACCCTGGTTATAATACTTGCCTTGGTATAAACCCGTATAGGGATTATCTTGAAAACTAAGAATTCCCTTTTTGGTGGTATATGTTCCACCCGTGGTGGATAATCCTGGTGTAAGTGGCGGGACGCCACTGGCTGGTGGGGGTGTACCAGTACTAACAGTACCTAGATTTGCGGCACCAGCGGTTGTTATTTTTTGTTCATTGGCGACCACGGCATTAGGACCTGCATTCGTCCCAGCGGGAACGGGAGTAGTCTTTTCTTTCAAGGCGTTAATTTGGCTGTCAATGACTGGATCTGTTTTACCAAACGCCTTGTTCATTGCCTGTTTTTCTTGCAAGTTTGATAATTGTGTTTTATCTAATTCCGCTTGACTTGCGGCTTTTTCTTTTGCGTTAAGTTGGATATTTTGATCTTTGATATATGCGTTGGCATCAGATTTTATTTTATCAAGATTGTTTTGATCTTGGGTAAATTGATCCATAATTGCTTGCTGCGCTTTATATTCTTGTCCAAGATTTTGGATAGCAGGATCATTTGCTTTTGCACCATTGGCAACCAAATCATCACGTTGCTGCATAAGTTGCGCTGCTTTTTGTGCAGCATTATTTGCATCGGTTGCGCTGTATTTACCCGATGGCGTCGCTTCATCTAATTGTTTTTGTAAAGCATCGCGTTGTGCTATAAGTTTATTCTGTGCAACCTTTTCGCTTCCGTAAAGTGGTGCATCCATAATACCAAGATGAAGTTGACTATTAACGCGATTAAGGCGTAATGCGATATCATTATACGATAAGACTTGAGGTTTCTTAGTTGCCATGTTAGATGCTCTTCATCTGTTGTAGTGCCTGGGTCATACCGTCAAAGTATCCCGTCGCTGCCTTGTAGGATTGCGCGTCTGCGCTACCAGAAATAAGTTGTGATAGCAGGGCAGATGGATCCACACCAGCAGTAAGTTGTGTGCCAGTAACATCTGAACGTTTGCCCGTTGGGCCGTAAGCGGTTAAGCCAGAATATGTGCCAACGTTGGACTTTTCAGCGGCTAACAATTCCTGACCATACATCTGAATCTCTTGCGCCGTAGCATTGCGCCCAACCAAAGATTGCATGGTTGCATTGACCAATGAGGTTATATCTTGTGGAGATGTTTGTGTTTCATAAGCCGTCTTGGTAAACGTTTGCATGTTGGCATAGATGTTTGCACCAGCACCAGTGGCTTGTGCTTTCATGGCAGCGTATGTAGTTACTGGAACCGTAACAGTCGGAGTAGTTGGTGTAGTCACTATACTGCCCTTCTAAATACGCCAGTTACGACACTAGCCAGTTGTGGATCGGATGCTGCCAAGTTATCCATGTAGGAATACCACGCATCTTGCGCTGCGCTGTATCCTGGAAGGTGCTTGCCGTTGTAAGTGTTGGCAAGCAAATCTGCATGGTATTGCTTGTAATTATCTAAAATCTCGGAAATCTTTTTACCCTGTGGTGATACTGCCAAGATTCCCTTATCCTGCATTGCGGTAAATTGAGTGATGGCCTTTTGCGCCATCTCAACCTTGGTAGGGTTGTTGTAATCTGCATACCAGATTGGATTGCTTTGGCCATAATCTGCCGTAATCTGCTTCCAGATTTGTGAGGCTTGATACATGCCCTGCTTGTCGCCAGAAGCACGAAGGTTATTCATATCTGACTGGTAGGCGGTGTAATCCGCTGACAAGTCTTGCCATCCTTGCTTTACGTACAAGGCGCTGATAAAGTCTTTGGATGTTACTTTTGCACGGAAGTGGTTGATGAGCAACTTGTTCTCAACGGCTAACGCATCCTTGCTATCGGCTACCTGTGGGATAAGGTAAGGCGCAGCAGTTGAATAATTTGGGTTATTCAAAACAGGCTGGTTATTATTAATCCAAGTAACGGTAGAATCTGCCAATGGGGCGTAAGCGCCACTAGTGCCAGATGTGGTACGGGCAACCGTATAGGATAATGCTCGCTCACCATTATCGGCAATAAACTTATTCAGCGCAGCAGGCGCTGTGTATTTTGCGCCAGTCGTAGGATCTGTTTGGTTGAGCAAACCTAGATACTCAGAGCGTAGCGTCTGCATGTTCTTATCGTAATAGTCATTGCTAACCGTTGGAGCCAATGGTAAGAAGAAAGCAAACAATCCCTTAATGATAAGGTTTGTTTGAGCGTTATGCTCAATCTTAGTGAGAATCTGTTGCTGTTCAAACGCTGGCAAAGATGTAAAGTTAGTTGGCAAGTCACCATGGTAATAAGCCGCCATGATGGCAGACAACTTAGAGTTGTAAACGGTTGACTCGCGATCATCCATGCTCATGCTATTCCACAAGTCACGCATGGTAGAAGACGGAATAAATGTATCAATCATATTTTGTGATGGATAACCGCCAGAGGCTACGTTCACAGCCTTATCCATCCATGGAAACTTCTTGGACAAGTCGCTAAGCGCAAGATTGACAAATGGGCTAGTACCAGGCATTTTAAGTTCTGGCAGAACCGTTAGAAGCGAAGCGGTATTTCCAGTTATAGATGTTGGCAAACCAGTAAATTGTTGCAAGCCAAGGGCTGAAAGCCCACGTGCTGCGGCATTACCCATCTCGCCAAGTCCAGGATAAACGATGTACTTCTGGCCATTGGCGTCTGTATGCACAAAGCCAGGGTTATTCATACCCTGTTGGATAATCTGAAAGTCACGAAACGCCTGTGGATTGGTCAAAATCAAACGACCAGTACGGCGCATAGCCTGCTCCTGTGCGAAATAAAACGGTAGCAAGTTACGATGGATAACCGCAAACTGGCTACGGATAGCAGGTGAGTGAATCGCTGGAATCATCTCGCGTGTAGCCTGTGTCGCAGATAAGCGCACAGCCTCATCAGGGCGCAATAGCCCCATGTCAATCAATGGCTGGTTGGCCATACGACGACGTGCGTAAAAGTCATTAAAGATAGGTTGGCGAGATACATGATCCATCACTGGATTAACAAACTTGCGGTACCCCTTTTCCTCAACCTGACGCAGAGCATCGCTCATGCGAGGTTGTATACGACGGCCAAGTACGTTAACTGGCACAGAAGCCTGTGGCAGTTGACGAAGTTCCTTGCCTGTAACTTGCTCACCTTTGGCAATCTTCTGGATAAGCCCGACATTGACTGAACCATCGGCTCCGCGTACAATACCATGCAAATAATCAATCTGTGACTTGGCAAACGATTCTGGTACGGCCTTTGTGTAACCATCCATGATGTTGCGATAGTCTTGATACATCTTTGGGTTGCGGATGTTAGCCGATTGGCCATCTACAAGGCTTGCGAACTGGTCGTCAGTTGACATGTTCTTAAATGTAGAGTCTTTCATGGCGTTAAGATATGCGCGAGCAATATCTCGTTGTGCCATATCGGCACTAGCCATGTTGATGTTCTTAGCCCAATAATCATGGAAGTGCGGATCAAACTCAGTTAGGCCAGCCAGTTCTTGTCCTGGAACCATGCTGTGTCCACGCGTTTTTGTGAACATATCAATCTGGTCTTTAGCCGCCATCTCTTGAGAGGCTTGGTGGGTTGAAGATACACCAGCAGTAGGCCCGCGATAGCCAAGTACATCGTGGTATTCGTCCATTAACTTAATCTTGTCTTTGACAAGATATGATGCTAGGTTAGTTTTGAGGAACTTACCTGCCACCCAACCTGCTGGCATAATGGCACGACGAGCATTGGCCGCTTTATTGATAGCGTCATTCCATGCCGCCTTGCTGCTTACGGCACCATTGGCCGCATCGTAAGCAGATTTAATTCTACCTTCTTTGGCATTAAGTTCTTTGGTAACTTCTGTTTCAGTTACTGGCTTTGCAACGCCTGTCTTTTGCTCGGCTTCAATGGCATCCTTATCAGCCTCGGTAAGCCCTTGAGCAATTCTGTCTTGATGGTAAAGTTTGTATTTTTCATCCATCCCCTTGAGGGATGACGCAAGCACGTTGCTAACATAACTGCCTAGGCCGCGACGCATGACTTGGTGCAATGCTTCACCAGCAGATACGCGCAAACCAAAGGCTGGCGAGAGAAGAGCCAATGGGGCAAAGATTACGTTGGTATATTTAGTAAAAAAATCATCAACTGGATTATATAAAGCACCATAGGCTTTTGCGCTGCGCAGTTGTTGGCGAATATCTTTAAGATCAAGCATTGCGCCTTTGTAGGCTTGGCCGATAACTACACCCATTGAGCGAGGCTCTGAGCCGTATTCTGGCTTGACATCTACAGTACCAATGTCGCGGCCATTAACCTTGCCGTACACGCCATGGTCAGCCTCTGAACCTACTGAGGCATCTTTGAGTTGGCTAAATAGCGGTGTAGCCTGCACATTGGCAATACCGAAATTCTTGAGAACTTCTTGGTGAAGTGTGTGCAACATGGCTAGACGCTCAGTGTCGCTAGATGCAGTCATAAACGCAGAAGCACGTTCAAGTGCTACGCGGTGTGGCATCGAAAGATAAGCGATGTCGTAGATAGTTTGACCTAAGTTTGGGTCTTTCATATCTACTTCTTTGGCAGATAGCGCCATGTTCTCAGTGTCAGAAGATAGTGGGCGACGGCCAGTAAAGGTACGTACCTTAGCGGCCAACGCGTTCATCGCATTGCCAGGTTGAAAAATAGCAGGCTTGTTAATCTTAAATACTTGCTCGCCAGTGTCGGGATTAACCACTGGGTTGCCAGCATCATCCATGACTGCGCTTTTACGAGGAAGCAGAAGGTTTACCTGGTCATTAAAAGTTGAGCCTTGCTCGCTTTTCTTAATACGGTCTGGGCCGATCTTCTCGCTGAGAAGTTTACCAACAGACCTGGTGGGAAGATGTAGTTCACCAAGTGCGCTGGCAGGGCCAGAAGCGGAATCAGCAAGTTCTTTGGAATACAAGGCTTGCTTGAAAATCTGCACCACTTGGTCGGCACTAGAAACTTTAGATAGCGCCACTGACATGGCGTTTGACCAACCGTTTTTAACACCGTAGGTGTTATGGATGTCGGCTGGCGCAGTTGTAGGTGATTCCTTGGCCTTCGCAACAATGTCATTGATGGCGCGGTTTACATTACCAGCCAGTGGATTGGCAAGCGCCATATCCAACTGGTCTGCGCTATGCACAACAAGTGAGTTAGAAAGCAGGAAGTTTTGTAGCGCGCCACCAGAAGTTGCAAACGGCAACGCTGCGCGAGCAATAGGCTTACCCGTATCTGGGTCAAGTTTAACCTTAGTTACGCCAGCAGCATCAGTTTCGGTAGCAACTGCTACGTTATCGCCACGCTTAACGGCAGACTTCAACTTACCCATAGCGGCAAGCGGATCCATTTCAAAATCAAATGAAGCGTCTGCGATACCAGATACAACCTGGCCAAAGCCAGTGTTGGTGTTACCGAGTGTGGTAAATCCTGGAATCTTTGAAAGGCCGTGTGCTAAGTCTCTACCAAATGACACTAGGTAGTTTGGGTCATTAGACTTATCGAAAGAATCTTTGTAGGTTGGAACGACGCGACCCATAATGTTGCGCTCTAGCGCACCTGCTAGGCCAACGCCAAGCGCTGTACCTTCTGGGCCGCCAAGTGAGCCAATAACTCCGCCTGCGATAACACCCATTGTGCCAAGTAGCCCCGCACCAAATCCATGGTCTGCGTATAGGCTATGAACAAACTTGTAATCTTTTTGAATTTCCTGCAAAGGCTTATTAGCCCATGATATTGCGGTGCCAATGGCCTTGCCAACAACAGGCACCTTTTCAACTGCGCCAAGTGCCTGGCCTGGAAGATTCTTAAGGTCATTCCAAAATCCGCCCTGTGATGGGGCTGGTGTAACTGGCGCCGTAGCGTCAGCGGTAGCAGATGTGGGAAGTGCTGTAGACGGGGTGGTTAAACTCATAGACCCGCCTTATCTGCTAGGCCCGCAATAAGGGCTTTGTGAAGTTCTGGTGTATCTTTCAGCGCATTGCGTAACCACATGGCCGAGTTGTATGTAGCAACATGGTCGTCAATCGCCTTAGCGATTGCGGTTGCATGAGAAGTAGCGGCCAGGGTATTAAATACATCTTGGCTGCCTGATTGAATACCAGCGGCAGCAAGGCCAGGGTTTTGCTTAACAAACATCTGGTTGCCCTGAACCATATCGTTAGCACTGCTAACATTAGGTATATTTACCTGCGGATCCATGGGTTACTTCCCTAGTACAGTTGCGAGTTGTTGCAATTCTGGTGAAGCGTCTGGATGAGATGCTAATGTTTGAACAAGATTTTTAGCCGATTGTCCACCTTGCATAGTCTGACTTGGGTTGATGCCAAGTGCTTCTGGACCAGCGCCAGCACCCATTGGTGAACCAGTTGTAACAGGTTCATTAGGACGTTGTGTGGGTGCATTAAGTGGGGTAACTGGCATTTGGTTCTGTTGAGGATTGCTTTGTTGCCCCGCCGCATTAGATGCTGCTTGAGCAATTTGTGATGGCGTCATTTTCTGACCTTGCATGTTAGTAGCAGACAAAGGCGCTTGCGCCTGTAAGTTTGCTAACTCTTGTCCATCACCGTAATTAGGCATACCTGAGATATACCGCTGTGCTTGTTTTGATGCTACTCCGCCATCGGTTCGCGTGCTATTAGCACCTGGGAGAGATGGTGTAGTCGAAGGCTTTGCTGCCTGTGGCATACCTATTCTCCTTCATTTAGTGTCTCAATGGTTCGGGCTGCATACTCGTGAAAAGACTTTTGATCTTCCACGAATTCCGCTTGTGTTTCTAGCATTGAACTGAGTATTTCAAAAAACTCAGATGCTACATGCGAGAATAGGGCAAAGACATCCCATTTTGTAAACTGGGTCGGCGCTCTGCCCTGTTCATCAGACATAAATTACTTTGCGTGCTTAGGTGCGCTTACGCCTTTTGTGCCAGATGGCTGTGCGCTGTACTTAACGGTAGATGCACCAGTACCTGCTGGACCTGACTTTTTTTGAATAGCGGTCTTCTGTGTCACTGCCTGAGATGATCCATGTCCACCTTGGTTCTTTGGTGACGGGACCTTCGTTGTAAGTGATGCTTTGAGTGTTGCCATGGTTTTTCTCCTATAGGTTTGTTGTCAACCAGATAATTACGCTGGCTGCCTTCTAGTTACATTTGCCGAGAGATTCGGATTACCAGAAGATGAAAGACCTGCTGCTAATTGTTGTAGCGCAGAGGGGGCTTGCGGTTGTTGTTGCGGTGGCATTCCAGGTAGCGCCCCAGAAGGAGCCTGACCTGGGGCACCTTGCGCCTCACCAGCGGCTGCTTCTTCTGGGGATGCTGCTGGCTGCGCGAATGCAGCAACTACAAGGTCTTCGATATTGTCGCCTGCTTGACGACCCTTGATGACCGATGCCATAGCCGTTAAAATCTTTGAAGGATCTTGTCCTTGTGCTGCCATTGCTGGCAGTGCTTGAGAGTAAGAAGCCATTGCCGACATAAGAGCATCGCGCAGTTCTTCAACTTCAACTTTTTCTTCTTCCTGGGTTACATTCATATCCCAAGGCATTTGACGACGTAGGAAGTCACGTGAGATTAACTTATCTCCACGGGCTTGAAGACCGAATACCAAAGCACGGTTTGGATCAAGTCCAGCCATCATGCCGTAAGATACGTCTACCCAATAGTCACCAGCAATATCACGGGATGGAGTATAGGTAATTTCGTAAGGTGCGCCAGAAACGACTCCACGCACTTCCTTCTCGACATCACCAAAAAGCAATTCATCCATCTTAAATGCAAGACGCATTACCTGACGGAATACTTCCGCGAAGACAGCCTGTGCTGTCTTAACTTGTGTATCGAATCCGCCCATAAGGGCTTCAACGCCACGACCCGTAACGATAGAACCAGACTGTTGACCTAAGCGACCTTGTGGGTAGCGTGAGCCTACTCGTAGTTCT